ATAAGCATCTTTCATATTTCTATACATTATATCTTTTGCAGATAGATTATCTGTATGCTTTGCAGTATAACCACATTCATGAAAGTATATTGCACTAGAAGCTACTAATGTATCTATTCCTGCTAGTGCCCCGCGATATTGAAAATCTGTATCCCATAAATATATTCCTTCATCAAATGTTTTATCATCTGGTAATCCAACCCTTTCGAAATATTCTCTACTCCAAGCATTCATTGAATATAAATCAAATCCATAATCTTCTATCAATATCTTTAACCATGTTTTGAATTTATTTTTAGATACAAAATTACCCTTAAAATATAAATCATAATTATTTTTTATTGAATAATATTTTAATTCATCTCTATCTGTTATTATATGTCCTGATAAAGAAGACAATGCTTTCTCTTTCATCAAAGAAATCATAATATCAATTGTTTGAGAGTGAAGAACTACATCATTATTTAAATTAAAAATTATATCTGATTCTTCCAATCCTTTTCCTATCCCATAATTCATCTCAATAGTTATCTGCGTTTTTAGAGGAAACTTTTTAAAATGGTCAACTCTTTTTATTAAATCTTTCCATTCTTCTTCTCCATAATGTAATATGTAAGTTTTTATTTTATATTTCTTTGACTGAATACTATCTATACAAGCTTTAGTTATACCATATTGCCCATCACAAGTAGTTACTAATATTATAGCATCTACTTTCTTCATCTTCTTCTCCTAAATTGATTACTCAATATATCATTATATTCATTTAAGATTATTTCTTTGCCTTCTATTAAAGATTTAGATTTTAAATAAGCTACATAAGGATGCTCAGACATATCAATACTAATATGTAATTTGCTTTTAGAAAGTGATTTTATATCAGATTTATTTTCATAAGCTATATCATTTTCTATACTTACTATCTTTGAATTTGGAACAGTTAATCCCAAGTTTCTTACCCCACTATCATAAGATATAAGTAAATCGGAATATTTAATTGCATAATAAGCATAGTCCATAGAAGCAAATAAATAACTATGCCTATTTAGTGGTTGCTCTTCTGTTATATGACCTATTTTCAAAATAAGATACCCTTCATTTTTATAATAATCTAATAACTTTTCAAATTCATTATAAAGTCCTTTGGGTTTAGGAGAAAAACAATTGTCACTATAAACTATTATTCCTTTGTAAAATTTTCTTGCTTCTTTAAAATAATCTCTTATTCTTTTTTCAATTTTTGTATCGGGAAAGTATTCTAAAGTTGTATCTATTTTTTCTAATTTAGCTAATTCATAAGCTACATATTCTACTATCGTCCAGTCTTTCTTTTTTAAATCACTACAAAATCTTGGGCTAATGTGAAGATTATATATTTTTTCTGGATTTATTTTCTTCGCTAATTTAAGTAATTGAGCATCAACATTTGGTAAATAATTAGTCCATCCATCATCTACTCTTCCTTGCAATAAAACATAATTATCAATATAAGGTAGTTTTTTAACTACATCATAGAATTGGTAATGAGTAGCCCATATCATTTTATAATCAGGGTATTTTTCCCTTAACGCTCTAACTGTTGGTATTCCAAATAAGCAATCTCCAAACATTCTCCACAAACTAATAAGAATTATTTTATTATTACTCTGGCTTGAAATTGTTCCTGTTTTCTCAACTTTTTCTGTTTTTTCAAAAAATAAATCTAATATATTAAATCTTTTTTTATTAAAATTTCCATTTATTATTTTTTCTATTTTATTAAATACAATTTCTGGTGTTATTGAACTAGAACAAGTTTCAGGACATGTATAATTTTCATAATTAAATTTAGGTAAATATCTATTCCAACAAGGAGAACATTTAACTGAACTCTGAATTGGAATTGCATTTTCGTAATATTTACATCTCCATTGATAAGGAATTGTTGTATATAAAATAATTTCAGGCCTACCAAAAGCTGCGGCCACATGACTAACAAAGTTGTCTGTTGTTACAACCAAATCACAATTAGCAATAATAGAAAATAATTGTCTCAAGTTTTCTGTTTTATCTGTTAAATTTACTATCCCCTCTTCTAATTCCAATTCCTTTTTACCAACTACTATAATATTATATTTCTTTTTATCTAATTTTCGTATTAATTCTTTTAAATGATTTAGATTCCAATTTCTAAATTTTTCAACACCTTCTATACAAAAAACAACATTTCTTTTAGTTGGGATTATATATTCTTTACCCAAATTTAATTCATCTTCATCTAAATAAATCTCTGGTGTTTTCTTAGTCAAATTTAAACCAAATAATTCAGCCATTGAATCAATCCTCGGTTGCTGATTTCTTTTATCAAGATAATCTTCCGTCATCTTCCCTAAAAAGAAATGAATATCATAATTATCTAACGTTTCCAAAAATTCAGTTTTATTATAGTTTTTTGTAATTAATTCATCTATATTCGGATTACCTTCCAATATTTCTTTTGCTTCTGGTCTTGTTGAATATGTTAGTTTTGAATCTGGAAACTTTTCTTTAATTTCTTTTATTATAGCTGTTGACATCAGAATATCACCCAAACCTCTACCAGAAGCTTCATAATTTGTATCAAACAATATTTTGCTTGCTTCTTCTCCTTCTATTTCTATTTGTTTTTGTTGTATTTTATAAATTGAGTTTAAATCTGTTATTAAAGGAACACCATATATATCACAAATTCTCTTTGCCTCAATTTTACCGTCTCTACCCAATCCATAAACTAAAGAAAACTTTTTATATTCACTTGCAGAAAAAGTCACATTTCCCATATACTTTGAAGGTGCTTGAATGTAAATAATATTTTGATTATATATTATATTTGCAGGTAAATAAGGTGAGACAAAGAAAATAGTCAAATTTGCTTTTAAAAGTGTTTTAATTACATTCTTGTATTCAGCAACATCTTCTACTCTATAAGATTCTATAAGAGCAAATTTATGAATCCCTACTCTTAGAGAAATAATTTTTACTTTTTTTGTAATGAATTGATTATTTTGTTTTTGAAGAATTGGTAAGATTGTTCTTAATTTCACTTAACTAAGTTCTCCTTTAATTTTAAGGGGCTGGAATAACCAGCCCCATCTATATTAATTATTTATTAACTTGCAGTAATGTCTAATCTAACTATAGCGTCATACTTACTATTCGTAACATGACGCAGTTTGAAATCAAATCTTTCGAAGCATACAAAAATCTGAGAATCACGTTCTATATCCTCTTTCCTTCTTATCTGAATTCCTCGGCCCTGACCGATTAAAGGCTCCTTCCTCGGAAGAAGAATTGCCTTATCAGCATCAACACCATCAACATAATTTGAAGAGTATACAGTCACTCCATAAATCTTAGGTAAGACTCCGTTCTGAACAACCGCAGCTGAACCGAATACGTCATTCTTAACCCCTCTGTCTGTCCGCAACTGGTGTGCGAATTTATCAGAGCAAATCAATATAATCTCATCTCTTGCATGAACTCCTAAGTTCTTGATTCCTTCAGAAATCCCGTCAGTCACTCCGTAATCAGTAGAAGCATTAATCGTAACAGTAGTCGTATTCTTTTTCGCATCAGTTGCAGAATAAAATAAACCTTCAACTATTTTCGTATAAGTGCTAGAACTAGAATCCTGCGCACTATCAGAAAGAATAGCTTTTTCCTCAGCTCTTGCAAAAGCAACAGCAAAGGCATCCAGAATCAATCCAACAACATCAAGATTACTATCATTTATATCATCGTTAGCCACTTCAGCTTTAGCTGCCAATTTACCAGGTTTCAAAACCACTGCAGAAGTAGAATATTCTAACTGTTTGTCATCATCATCACCTATAGCATCAGAAGTCCCAACACCAGTCCCTATCTGGTAAATGTGCTCATCGTCGTATGCCACTGAAGGAATACTCAGAGTCTTACCAGGAACATTGATAGAACGGAACAGCTGTCTTGCTATATTCCTTTCATAAACTTCTTTGATTATTTCGTCGGCTATCGGTTTCGGAAGATAACTCTCACCTGTAGAGTCATCAACGAATAAGTCAGAATCACTAGACATCGCAGTCTTAGTCATCAAAGCATCTAGAAATTTTTGTTTCATTTCTTTGTCCACTATTTTCACCTCCGTGTAATAGTCTTTTGAAAATTTATTTTTAACTTATTTAGTTAAATTCTTTAAATAGTTATTTGTTAACTTTCTCTTAACATCATCAGGAAGCTGACCCCATATCTCTTCATTATTCATTATCTCTAAAGGACTCATTCCTTCTATTTTCTTTAAAAGCTTTTCCTCATCAGATAATTCTTCTTCCTCTTCAACTAATCCTTTTCTTTCTTTTGTATCATCTTCAGGTTTCTCTTCTTTCTTTTCAGGAGTTTCTTCTTTTACTTCTTCGGTTTCTTTCTCTTCCTCTTTTTCCTCTGTAGTCTCTTCTTTAGAACCCTCAGTTTTATCAGGAGTTTTTAAATCATTATCTTCTTCTTTTGTATCTAGCTTTTCAGCTTCAATTTCTTTTACATCAAATATAAAAGCTTTAATTTCGGAAACATCTTCAAGAAATTTATCAACTTTTTCATGTAAATCTTTTAAAGATTTTTCTACATCAAATTTTTCAATTTCAAGTTTTTCTGTTTCTTTCTCATCTTCTTTTTGTTCTATATTTTCTTCCTGTATCTCTTCATTTTCATTTAATTTGTTATCTTTATCTGTTGGCATTTTTTCACCTCCAACTATGTTTTTCGTTCGTATAGATTTTACATATTTCTTTTTATCTTCCATACTTTCAATTAATTCTCTTGTCTTATTGACTTTGCTCAATGCTTTTAACAAATCTTCTTTTGTCACTTGTTCTCTTTCAGCATCTGTAGCTAAAAGTAAAGCATATATAGCAACTTCCTTTAAATGAGCCCCAGTTAAACCTTCTGATTTTTGGGCAATTTCTTTTAAAGTAGATTCTCTATTTTCTACTTCAATCCCTTTTGTATGAGCTAATAGTATTTCATACCTTAAATCTTTTGTAGGTAATTCAAATTCTATTACATCATCAAATCTACTCGGTCTATCTATTAAAGATTTAGGTATTCTCTCAGGATAATTAGTGCAAAGGATAGTTACTACACCATCCAAAGAATCTAAACCATCCATTTGAGTTTTTATAGAATCAATAGCACCTTTTCTTTCCAAATAATCATCTATATCTTCAGCAAATAAAATACATGGAGCTAATTCTTTCGCCATCTTTAATAAATTTTTAAACTTATTTATATCTATATCTCCCCAATTATCTTTCAAATCTGCTGAAGTTACCCAAATAAAAGTGCTATCTGTGTTATTCATTAATATTTTACCTGTAAGAGTTTTTCCTGTCCCAGGTTCACCAGCAAATATAATTCCTCTTTTAAAAGGTAAATTATTTTTCTTATATACCTCCTTTTTATTGAAGAAATCTAAAGCACCGACTTTTATTGATTTCTTTTTGTCTTCAACTATTTTAAGGTCATCAAAAGACTGTTCAGTTAAATCTAAAAATTTTCCATCAGGAGTTATTTTCTCTCCCTTGAAGAAATTATTTTCCTCAGCCCATTCTTTTCTTTTATCACTGAATTCTTTTGCTAATTCTTTTGAATCTCCCCTAGAATATATATCAACATAAAATGCGCCCCATCCTGGTGTAATTCTGACTACTAATTTATCAGTTCCTCTTTTAATAAATTTAATTCCATCAACTATCAGTTCTTCATTTGTATCTCTAGAAGTAAGTAAATCCATATAGACAGTTCTAGTTAGATTTCCATAAGAATCTAAATTTATTTCTTTTGTTACTTCATATCCTAACTCTTCAATTGTTTTGTTAATAGATTTACTAATTAAAGATAATTTAAAATATGAAAATGCACTTTGTAAGGTTTTTTGTTCATGAGAAGGACAATCTAAAAATAAATTTATTTTATCATAACTGTGAACTGTTCGTTCCTTCTCTGTTTCCCTCAAAGCCTTTTTCTCTAATTCAGATATACTATTGATTACTTTTGCTTTAATTGGCTCAACATTCTCTTCATCTTCTTTAGACTTTATATTTTTCTTTAAAGATTTAGCAATTACTTCTAATAAGTTAGCTTCCTGATTTGCAGGAACACCAACTAAAGATACCTCAACTAATTCTATATCAGTGACTGCTAAAGCATCTTCACCTGTAGTTTTATCCTTATATTCTTCAGCTTTATGAACTATGCCTCCAATAGAAAAACTTGTCCATAAGCCTTCTTTTATTTGTTCACGTATTTTCTCTTCCGTTTTTGTTATTTTAGCCTTAATCATCAATCCACCGTTTTGGTATTTACTTTCTAATATTTTACCTATTGGCCTGTCATAATTATGATTAAGAAATAAGGTAGAATTTTCCGTTTTTAATAAATCGCCTGCGGCTTTCTTCAAAGCAGCTTCAGTTATTATTTCACCCTGTCTATCAATAACAGGAACAGAAGCAAACCCCACAATAAAAAAGTCATCTGAATTTTTAGCTGCCTTTTGAGTTATTGGAGTTACACAGTGAAATTTTGCTGATAGATTTAAATATTTTTTTGACATATTATTTATCCCCATACATTTATAAAGAAAATATTTCGTATCTATTTTTTTAATGTTTTTTAAAATATTTTTATTTATATTTATTAACATATCTGATAATATTTCCTTTAATTCTTTACTTAGTCCTATAAAATTAATCGACCCTAAATTTACCTTTTTACATATATCTTTTAAATACATTACTGAACAATAATCTTTTCTGTCAGTTTTTTCTAAATATTTTGCTGTTAAATACAAATCTTTCCCTTCACATTCTTCTATAAAAGCTTCACCAAAAGAAGAAAATGAAGGAGCTATAATAAAATTATCCTTTTTTAAAGCATAAGAATTATAATCCCATTCTCCTTTCTTAGTATATAAGATTTCAAACCCCTCAACTATAGACCTATTATCAATTTCTTCAAATAATATTAAATCTATATCACCGAACTTTGTTTCCATAAAAGATTTAGTTCCTTTGGGTATATAACATTTTAGTATTTTATTCTTCCTGAATTTATTTAACTCTTTAAAATCGCTTATGTGATATGAGTCATAACAAGTAATAAATACAGAATCTATTTCAACATCAAGATTTTTATAGAATCCCCTTGGTGTATTAATTAGAATATTTTTCCCATTATTAGAATATAATAATGAAGGTGATAATGTATTGTTTAATAATTTAAGATTCATTTTTCTTATTACTTTTTTCAAGAAAATCTACTAGTTCTTTTAATTCTGATAATTTACCAAGTGTCTGTTGGTATGCTTGCTCTAAATCTTGTAATTGTTTCTTTTCTTTTTCGATTCTTCTTTTTAATTCTTTTACTAAACCAGACATAGTTTTACCTCCTACTTAATTTTTTAAACAAAATATTTTCAGGTAATTTTTCAACAACCCTTCTTTTTAAAGCAATCTCCTCTGAAGTAATTAATACTTTAGCCCAATCAGGAGTTTTCATTGTTTTTATAGTTTCACCCTCTATTGCTTCAAACTCATCAATTTTTATTATTTCTCTTGGTTCATATTTTGGTCTCTTAGTATCATCGACTACAAAATCCTGGTTTATTACCTGAAGCAAATCTACACCACGTTCTTTATTTTTAATTCTATTATTTCTCTCATGAATCATTTCTTCCAAATTTTCATTATCTACAATTACTATTTCATGTTCATCTGGATTGTAATTACCGAAAGGATGAGGAATTTCAATCTCAGTTACTTCTGCATAGTTTGCTGATGGGTGGTCAGGTGCTTCATAAGCAGAAATTATATCACCTTTCTTATGGCCGTCATGTAAATCTTTTTTTGCAATCTTCAAAAATATCCAGTGGTCTTTACCTGAAGATGTTACATAATATTGTCTAGCATAAGCCGTATTGTCATAACCCCCATTATTAACTACTTTTATCGTCGGATAGAATCCATAAGAACCACCAGGCAAAGTTAATAAATCAGAATACATAGATTCATCATCAAATCCTTTTAAAGACAAAGTAATTTTTGCTAAATAATTACTTCCAGAATATCTCTCTGCCCAACCACCAACACTATATATACCAGCTATCGAAGCAGCCATTGTTTGTGCAGAAATTATATTATTATAACTAACAGTTCCCAAACTTGTTTTTAATTGAGCTTGTCCTACAGCAGAATCAGCTATATGAGACTGTTCAATTACATCATTTGCATCCTCAAGAAAATGGTCTGCATCGTATCCGTCAAGCTTATCAGAATTTTTAATTATAACATCGTCATAATTTATTGTGACACTCGATAACGAAGGAAACATATCCGAAGCATTATCTGTAGAAAAATTAATCTTATACTGGATATACCTATGTGAATCTATATCTATATTCGACCCTACTGGATTTGTATACTCATCACTCCAATCAGTTGGTGAACTCATATCTGAGTCGTCATCAGTTCTAACTTGAACAGTTATATCTGCATTTTCTGCATAAGCATATAATTCTAAAGTTGCTGGTGCTTGATTATCATCCCCTTGAGAATAAGGTTTTCCTATCCATCTCCAATATCTATGTTTTATTGGAGTGAAAGTTCCTGAAGTATCATTTGAAGATTGCCATGAAATAGCATCTGCCCAGTCTCCTGCATCCTTACCACCTATATCTGAATATTGAATTTTCCATTGGTCTTCAGCATGTTTTCCTTTATAAACATATTTATTTACCCATTTTGCTTCACCTAAATCAACTTCTGCTATTGGATTTTCTCCCCAGAAATCTGTTCCATCTCCCCATCCAACATAACTCGAATCATTACCATCACCAAGATTGCTCTCACTTCCATTATTTGTAGCTCCACCTCCACCTGAAGTATAACTAGAAAAACTTCCAAAATTAGTCACTAAATCAAGACTGGGATTCGGTAAATTTTCTCCCCATTGGATAGTCCCTAATTCAACATCTTCACTTCCTAAATCAATTATTTGTGATACAAAATCACCACTTGTTTGTCCTGCCGTCAAATGTAAATCACCATTAGTAACTGAAACATTTGTTTTTGTTCCCTGGTTCCACTCACCTGCATCTTCATCTTCAACTTTAGATTGTTCAGTTACGTCAAATTGGTCTCTTAATCTTGCTCCCGCTACTAAAACAATGTCTGCATTAACATATCCATCATTTATTTCCAATCCATCAGTTGCATCTAGTTTAAAACCTGCAACTCCTTTTTCATAATTACTACTTTTAAATATTCCACCAGAACCCAAAATTAATTCTACAGCAGATAATGTTCCACTAATTATCTTATCAGCAGAAACTGAATTTGCTGCTATTTTATTTGCTGTTATACAATTAGCTGCTAATTCATTTGCTGTAATTGTATTTGCTGCTATACTTGCTGCTGTAATTGTATTTGCAGTTATATCTCCGTCGGTAATTAAAACTTGGTCAACTTCCACAGAAGTAGAAAAACTACCAGGCCCATAAGTATCAACTCCTCTTACTTTAAAATAAGTTGGGTCATTTGGAACGTTCACAAAAGCCATTACTCCAACATCACCCACGTATGCCCCAGCTGCTACTTTTGTTACTAACTCTTCTTCCCCTCCCCAAGCATCTGTTGTTGAACTCCATACTTCATAATGTTGTAAATCTCTATCTGTTACATCATCCCATTGAAGAGCTACTTTTTGAAATAATTCTGTTTTTGAAACAGTTGGAGCTGAAGGTGCTGCATTTGTAGGAGTAACTGAAACTGCCTTATCAGAATATATTCCAGAACTATTAACCGCTTTTATATAATAAGTTCCTGGTGACCTTGAACCAGGATAAACTACTGTAAATGTCAAATCCCTAACTTTGCAAACAAAGTCTGAATTTTCAGTCCCCCAATTTGAATCAGCTGTTCTTATTTCATAAGCTTTTGTATCATCAGCATCTACTTCATTCCAAGTAAATACTAATTCATTAGTAAAATCATAAGCAAAGTTTTCGACATCAGGTGGAGCATCAGTTTTCCCATCTAAAGTAATTGTTGCTGATGGTGAAGTAGCTATTACTCCCTCTTCTCCACTATCACAGATAGAAACTAAAGCAACTGTATATTCAATTCCTGTTTGTAAATTATCTATTATCGTTGTAAATGCTTTATTTGTTGATTTTTTATATTCGTAAGAATTACCACCATCATCAGATAAATATACTTTTACACCAACTATTTTCTTTTGCCATCTTTGCTGAGCATCTGGGTATCTAAAAGAAACATCTATTGCACTTTCTACAGTTCCATCCTCTTTAGTTAATATTCTTTCTGATAAAGCTACATCTTGAACTTCTGGAATTTGTAAATTAACATAATCATAATCATCTTCAGGTAAAGTAATCTCTGTTAAATCATCATAAATTGAATCTGTATATTCTATTGTTTCTACTTCGATTTCTCCTTTTTCTAATCTCTTTAACGAAGCAATTCTCATTAATTCAGGAGTATCATCTGTTTCTTGTAAAATATATTCATCATAAGAAGCAGGAGTAAAAGATAATGGAGAACTTAAATTTACTTCGCTGTATGTTCCAGCTCCATCTGAGATATCTTTTGTTTCTATAGTATCATCATCAGCATCTTTAACTATTAATTGATAAGAATTTCCTTCAGTTAAAGTCACTTCTTTGTCTAAACAAACTTTACTTGTAGTAGAACCAGAAGTCACCTTTCCTCCTACAGCCCACTGTGTCTGGTCATGCTGAACTTTTACAACGTCCATTACTTGGCAACCAAGAGCTGCAATTGTTGTTCTAAATTTACAAACCTTTGTATTATTTTTAGCTCTATTGATTAAAAAAGTTCCGTCTCGTATTAACTGAGAAACTCTTGTGACACCAAAATAAGACATTGTTCGTTTTACAATTTCATCACCAGCAGCTAATGAATCTTCATCATATATTTGTATTACATCCCTTTCATAATTCTTGTTTTTATTAGCAAATTGAAATTCAATAACATTGGGTATCTCATCTTTAGCTAAATAATGGACACTGAAACTATCTTTTATTATATTACCCATATTGAATATATGTGAAGCTATTTCAGATTTTTCTATTTCTATCCTAACAGCTCCTTCACTATAAACAGGAACTGCTCTAAATGTAGTTAATATTTGATTTAATAAATCTATTGCTCTTGATTTACTATCGATTACAATATCTAATCTAAACCTTTTTTCCCAATTATCATCACCATCTTTTACTCTTGCATCACAAGTTCTTGCCATTTCTAAAAATGTAGCATCACTAATGTGAGATGAAGAAATATAATCCCCCAACCCATATCTGTTGTTTGTAATCAAATCCTTCATACACCAAACAGGATTAGCACACCATCTATCTACATACGTTGTTCCGTCCCAAGTTAATGAAGAATCATCACAAAATTTTCTCCATTCTGTATTATCTTCATCCCAGTAATAATCATCCCAAGCTACTTCATTGCCATTTGAATCAACAACAAAAGGAATTGATACTTTTATCCCTCTAACCAATACAGTAATGTTTGGCATACTTCCTGAAAGGTGTTCAGTTGCTAACATTCTAATTCCAATTAATGCTGTATTCGGATAAACCAATTTATGATTTTGAATTTCATCTACTGAAGTTAAATACAAATCCCCCTGGTGATAAAAATCACTATCATCTGAAACTCTTGTTATTCTTATATCATATTGTTCTGCTGTTAAATAAGGTGATTTAAAAAATCTTCTTACATCTGACCTTGACTTAGCAGTTATTTTATGTTGTCCCAAGCTAATATAATCTGGGTCGCCATGAACTTTATATTCTACTTTATATGTCACACTCCATGAATTGATTGAACCAGTATTTTTGTTTGTTTGATACAAAGAATTTACATTTAATCCTAACTTAAATCCTTGAACAGAAGAACCATCTGTAGTATATTCATAAGAACTATTTTTAGTTAATTGAACACTCTGATTGAAAACAGTATGTATGTCACCAAACTCTTCTATAAAAGTTTGGTTATTTGTTCCCATTCTTGTAGTTATTTCTGCATTCTCTTCTTCATCATAGTAATTTTCTATTGGGTTTCCGTTTACTTCAACGTTACTTATTGATTCTATCTCACCTTCTCCTATTGCTCCAAGAACATTTAAAGTTTGATTTTCTCCTTCCTCTACATATGTATTTACTACATTTATTCCAGTTCTATGTTCACCATAAATTACAGCAATAGGAATCCCAACATCTTTTGTGCTTTGTATTCCGTCCCAACCGTAAGTAGGAGAGCTTTCAAATGAACCACCACCTCTATCACCAAATGAAGGTTGTTTTGGTTTATTTAAAAAACCATAGAGCATTGAAGCCCCAATAAGAACCCAACCAACAACCGCCCAAAAAGTTCCTATTTCAGCACCAACTAATATAGTTCCTATAATTGCAGAAATTGAAACAGGGTCTTTTACTTCAACAACTAATATTATTATATCTTTTTCTTTTAATTTCTGTGTATTTAAAAACTTTTCTGAAATTTTATCTATTTCATAAACATTGCTGTTGTGTATTATCTTTGAATAAGTTTTCCAATCTCTGTATTCTCTTACAATATCAAAAAGAGTCATCCCTTCTTTAAAAGGAATTTCTAATATTTCTCTTCCTTCTTTTGCAATTATATTTTTTATTTTAATTAATGTAATCATATATTTTCCTTATTATGGTGTTGCAGATGAACTCGAACTGCTGCTTGAGCTGCTAGAAAAACTAGAAGAATGTGTTTCATAAGTTACTCTTATTTCTACTTTTGCTACGTCGCAATATGCCCAGCCAGCTATATCGGCCTCTAAATCAACATCAAGATTTACTACATCATTCCAAGTCCAAGTTTCCGGGGCATTAGTGTCTTCTGTAATGTCAAAATAATCTGTCCAGGTAAGGGAACTGCTTGAAAAGGCACAATCGTGTGTATCTCCGTCACCGCCATCAAAAACAGCCCAGAAGTTTGCGTCAGCTGTGCCGATAAAATTTGCTCTCATTCCCAAAACCCTGATTTCTACTTTTGTTATAGCCCCTAAATCAGTGCCTGGACAAGTATTACTTGTTAGTAATTGAACATCATCATCTATTCCACTATAAGCATAAGTTTCTGTATCACCATCAACCATATTCCCTGCATTACCTTCCCATAATTCACCCCCCCAATCAGCATCATTAAAATAATAAGTCCTCTGTCTTTCATATAAAACCCCTGAACTGCTGCTTGAGCTGCTGAAACTACTGGAACTGCTTGAGCTACTTGAGCTGCTTGAGCTGCTTGAGCTGCTTGAGCTGCTTGAGCTGCTTGAACTACTTAAACTACTCGAGCTACTAGATTCACTTGATGAACTTAAAGATGATGAACTACTTGAACTACTTGAACTGCTTGAACTACTTGAACTACTTGAACTGCTTGAACTGCTAGAACTACTAAGTGAACTCGAGCTGCTTGAACTGCTAGAACTACTAAGTGAACTCGAGCTACTAGAAAAACTTGAACTGCTAGAACTACTAAGTGAACTCGAGCTACTAGAAAAACTTGAGCTGCTTGAACTGCTTGAACTGCTTGAGGAACTATATCTTCTTACTTTCAAGCTTCCCCAAAATGTTCCATCTTCTGTAATTCCCTCTATTGTTCCTCCCAATGAATCAAATAATTCTCCTTTTATTGCTTTTATTTTTATATAATAATCTCCTTCAGGTAATTTTCCTGTATATGCTACTTCATCTTTATATACTTCATCTTCATCTGTGTTTTTCCTTCCACAAATAATTGTTTGAAATAATTTCCATGCTTTAACACTAATTGAATTTACTGCAGTTGTTACTGATTGAACTGTTAATTCAACAGAAGCATCTCTAATTAAACTACTACTCGAACTACCAGAACTACTTGAGAAACTTGAACTGCTTGAACTGCTTGAGCTGCTTGAGCTACTTAAACTGCTTGAGGAACTTGAGCTGCTTGAACTGCTTGAAGAACTTGAACTGCTTGAACTGCTGAAACTACTAGAACTACTTGAACTGCTGGAACTGCTGGAACTGCTTGAGCTACTTGAGCTGCTTGAACTGCTTGAGGAACTTGAGCTGCTTGAACTGCTTGAACTGCTAGAACTACTAAGTGAACTCGAGCTGCTAGAAAAACTTGAGCTGCTTGAGCTACTTGAACTACTTGATGAACTCGAGCTGCTTGAACTGCTGGAACTGCTTGAACTGCTTAAGCTACTTGAGCTACTTGAACTGCTTGATGAACTCGAGCTGCTTGAACTGCTTGAACTGCTTGAGGAACTTGAGCTGCTTGAACTGCTTGAACTGCTTGAGGAACTTGAGCTACTTGAGCTACTTGAACTGCTTGATGAACTCGAGCTGCTTGAACTGCTTGAACTGCTTGAGGAACTTGAGCTGCTTGAGCTGCTTGAGGAGCTTGAACTGCTGGAACTGCTAGAACTGCTTGAGCTGCTTGAGAAACTTGAACTGCTTGAGCTGCTTGAGGAGCTTGAACTGCTGGAACTGCTGGAACTGCTTGAGCTGCTTGAGCTACTTGAAGAACTCGAACTACTACTTGAGCTACTAGATGAACTGGAAGAATGTGTTTCATAGGTTACTCTTATTTCTACTTTCCAAACTGCAGCGAGGTATCCACCTCCTACGGCTTCAACATCACAATCTAAATTTTGTATATCAGACCAAGACCAAGTTTCAGGTGCATTAGTATCACTTGTAATATCTAAATAATTACTCCATTCCATATTTATACTACCTACATCGTGATTATCACCATCGGAAGAACCCCCAAAGACAGGGCGTAAATATACCGGAGGTGAACCAAAAACATCTGCCCCAGCATAAGCTCTTAATTCTACCTTTGTTATTGTGCCCAAATTAGTGCCGGGACAAGTGTTCCCTGTCAACAATTGTATATCTCCTCCGTTCCCCGAAGCATAGTCATATCCATCAATAGAACCATCAACCATACCTTCAGGGTTTGTGTTCCATTCCTCTCCACCCTCATCATAAGCATTGAAATAATAAGTTCTCTGTTTTTCATATAAAACCCCTGAACTGCTGCTTGAGCTGCTTGAACTGCTTAAACTGCTTGAACTGCTTGAACTGCTTGAACTGCTGGAACTACTAGAACTGCTTGAGAAACTTGAACTGCTTGAGCTGCTTGAGGAGCTTGAACTGCTTGAACTACTGGAACTGCTGGAACTGCTTGAGCTACTTGAGCTGCTTGAACTGCTTAAACTGCTTGATGAACTCGAGCTGCTTGAACTGCTGGAACTGCTTGAACTGCTTGAGCTGCTTGAGGAACTTGAACTACTGGAACTGCTTGAACTGCTTGAACTGCTTGAGCTGCTTGAGCTACTTGAGGAACTTGAGCTGCTTAAGCTGCTTGAACTGCTTGAGGAACTTGAGCTGCTTGAGCTACTTGAACTACTTGATGAACTCGAGCTGCTTGAACTGCTGGAACTGCTTGAGGAGCTTGAGCTGCTGGAACTGCTTGAACTGCTTGAGCTGCTTGAGCTACTTGAGGAACTTGAGCTGCTTGATGAACTCGAGCTGCTTGAACTGCTGGAACTGCTTGAACTGCTTGAACTACTTGATGAACTCGAGCTGCTTGAACTGCTGGAACTACTTGAGGAACTTGAGCTGCTTGAGCTGCTTGAACTGCTTGAACTGCTTGAACTACTT